ATAATGTCAAGTGCTAGTTATATTACAGGAAGACGCAAATATCAGCGCCCTCAGTCCATGCTATGGTCTAATAACTCTGGCACATTAGTTGACGGTGTATACATACCAAATGGCCTTGAGGTAGGACAAGATCCAGGATCAGAAACAGATACCTCACTTTATAGTCAGTTCTTGATATTGTCTGATGATAATAGACAGGATATTGATTTTAAACCTATCAGAATTGAAAAACGAGAAAGAATGATTAATGGAAGAATGCGCTCTTATCATGTAGCAGACAAACTTCAAATAAATACTTCATGGCAAATGCTTCCTTCTAGATCGTATTTTACTGTTCCTGAGTTTAATGCAACAACTGGAAAATCTCCACATACGGGATCAAATAATTTAGAGTATACAACTGATGGTGGTGCTGGAGGAGTAGAGTTATTAGATTGGTATGAAACTCATCAGGGTCCATTTTGGGTGTATCTTGCATATGATAAGTATTCAAATTTTGGAAAAGACTCAGATGCATATGCACATTTGCCACAGTACAACCAACTAATACAAATGTATTTTACAGATTTTAGTTATACTGTGGTAAAAAGAGGCGGTAGCAATTTTGATTTCTGGAATATTAGCATTAGCCTGGAAGAGGTATAATGTTTCAAAATCAAGAATTAAAGGCTCATCTAGAGTCATCTAGTACAGTAAAAACACAATCTGCAGTTATTGCTGAATGGAATATGAATATTGCTAATAATATTTTTAGAATAGGTAACTATAGGTATAGGCCAACAGAAGATATTTCTAATAAATATAAATTAATACCAAATACCTTTGATGCAAATGACGTTGGTAATTTTTATACTGGTGCTACTGATGCAGACATTAAGATAGATGGCGGAATAGATCCAACAGATAATGAGCAGCCATGGTTTTTGCTTGCACAAAATAAAAAGAATTCAATGATTTACTCATTAGAAGATTGCTTTAAGAAGTTCCGCCCCAGATCTGGAATCAATAAAGCATCATACTCGCCTGGCAAAAAACTACATCATTCTAACTCTAACATGTTTAATCGACCAAGATATTATATGGCAGACAAAAATGATAAGTTTAAGTACTGGACGTCTTACAGGACAGAGTCTGGAATAGTAAGAGGTATAGCAAACAAACTTGTTAATGGACAACATTATATTGAAGATACAGCCCCGTTTGTAGTTTATCAAAATGAAGTGCCTGCAAATAGGATCGTGGTAAAAATGCAAACCAACGTCGGAGGCATAGACTTGGGACCATTTTCAAGTTCTGCTGGATCCTTTCCAGATCCACTTTATGGCTCATCAAACCAAACTACTCCAGTAAAATGGAAGGTTCAATATTTAAAAAATAATAGTTGGGTGGATGTAATTAGTTTCGATTCTGCAAGTACAAGGTCAGACGGAACAAGGATTATAAAAGAAGATGGATATGTAGAATTAGCCTATGGACTTAAGGTACCACAAAGATATAAAGACGTATTTATACGTGCCGAAGAATATAATAGCGAATCATTTTTGCCAGAAAAATCTATTAATGGATATGCTTATTTAATTAAGTTAAATAATTCAGACATTGGAACATATCATATTTGGTTTGAAAATATTTTCTTCATCGGTAGATGGAAAAAATATTTATCGTGAGTTTGAGTATGTTGGTGGAATTAGAATAGTTGTAGACACTATGAATAAGGTAGACTCATCTTTTGATTTAATTGAAATGTCTCCAAGATTAGTTGCAGATATATCAAGTAAAACTACAAACTTTTCAGTAAAAAAGAGTGCCTCTGATTTAGGAACAAGTGGTTTGCCAGTGGGTCAATTGCTTGCCTCTGTTGGCAGCCTTACAATTTTTGATTATGATGCAGCGTTTAATGAAAACAATACGGATAGCATTATTCATAAATATCTTTCAAATAATATTCAGATTAAATTTTATGACATAATTATTGACGTAAACGGATACGATTATCTTGTTCCTATAAAGACCTTATACTGTGACGGATTTCCAAGGTATAATCCAAACGATAGGAAGGTAAATCTAGAACTTAGAGATTTGTATTTTTATTTTGAGTCTATAACTGCTCCAGAAATGTTGGTCACTAATGTGTCATTAAGTTATGCAGTATCTCTTTTATTAGATTCTGTTGGATTTTCTAACTATACATTTAAAAGGATTGCTGGAGAAAAAGAATTAGTCATTCCATTCTTTTATATTGCCCCAGACAAAAGCGTAGCAGAAGTTTTATCAGATTTAGCAATATCAACACAAACTGCAATGTTTTTTGATGAATACAATAATTTTGTTATGATGAGCAAAAACTATATGTTGCCACAGGAAGCAGACAGAGGAATAGATTACACATTATACGGATCAAATGACTTTGAGGATACAGGAGTAATAGAAAATAAAAATACAAACTCTAAGATAACAAACATAGTCGATGTAGTCTCTTCCGATAAGAATGTATTTAATGATGGAAAGATTACCTATAACAGCAGATACATTCAACGTTCTTACGGAACCATCAAACAAGCCAGCATGATTGATAATGAAGTTGCTGCAAAAAATTGGATATATAAGCCAGCCTTGCTATGGGAAGTTACTGGAGATCAAACTTTAAGATCTATTAATGGGGAAGTTTCAAATCAATCATCATATAGCCTTTCTGCTATACCGTTAAACTCTGACTTATCATCAATCGTTCCACATGTTTCAAATAACACTCTTGTTAATAATGTTATTGATTTAGGAGAAGCGGTTTACTGGCTTGGCAGACATAATGGATATTTTTATGCAAATGGGGAGATAATTAGATTTGATGCAATTCAATATAGCATCCCAGGTGCGGAAAAGAATATAGTTTTAGATAGCGGTAATGGAAGGCCAACATTCACCACTCAAACAGTTGGCGCAATAGGAAATGTATGGATTAGTAGCAATCAAGAATATCAAGACTATATGTCAAAATTAACATTTAATGGAAAAATATACCCTACAGGATTAGTTAGGGTATATGCAGAACCAAAATATGAAGAAATAAATGGAATAACAAGAATGAAAAATGGCGAGGTATCCAGACACGGTAGAGGACAATTTGGAACCCCTATAGTTAATCATAAGGCAGGTCTAGATTCCTATTGGTCAAATAATTCATATGTTCGTGGATTTAATATGAAAAGTAAACACCTTTTTGGTTTGGTAGATGGAGACATATTGACTAATGAATCAATTTCAGAGTTGTCACTTACTACTGGAGTGGCTGGAGCAGATAATTCTAGGGCATTACAAAATGTAAGAACTGGAATTATTAAAAACTTTATGTCATCATCTTATACTAAAGAAACACAAAACAATACGATTAAATCAACACAGGCAGGCTCAGTTCAATCCTCTGCTTTAGTTATGAATGGACCATCCTTTAGCACAACAGAAACGCCGATTAATTTCTTGTCATATCAATACAAGGCTCTTGATAACAGATATAAGCATTTTGGAACCAGAATGAGAATAGTTGGGAAAATAGAAGCCAGCGAAACTGTAGGGCAGACTCCAATAAACGCTACTCCTTATTATGTTTTACCAGGAAGTCAGCCTAGCCAAAGGCTTAACATTTCTGGAGGATCTGGCGGTCTTGCAGTAATGCTAAATCCAACAACAAACGTTGGGTATTATTTTGAAATAGTTTCTCTAACAGAAAAAAATGTAAGCGAGTACTCGTCAGAATCAGATAGCCTTCATAATATATTGTTTTATAAAGTTTACTCAGATTCAGAGTCAAAGGCAGTGCCAATAAAACTTTGGGGTGGATTTGGAAATATAGTCGTAGATGACGGTAAGTTCACGGGTCAAAGTAGAATTATGGGAGAGGAAAATCCAACAGTATATGATCTTGCTGTTGAGTATCAAGACATAGGATCTATTAGAAGATTTTATTTGTATATAAATAACAAGTTAATTAAGGTAGTTGATGACTCTTCTCCTCTGCCAGTATATAACAACATTGCTCTTTTTGTACGTGGTGGCTCAAAGTGTATGTTTGAAAACGTATATGCGCTAACCAACAACTATAGCCAAAATACTGTATTTGCATTAGACACACCAGTTAGTGCAGCATTTGATGATAATGAAATTAATGCAAATGAATCATTTAGAAAGTATGCAATGTCTGGCATAGTTCAGTCTACATATTTATCTGGAATAAGTGTTAGTCAGCCACCAAAGTTTAATTTATACTTTGATGAGTTTGGAACGATTATGAGAGAGGCAGCATATCTAAAGGTAAAATATGACAAAGCATACCCAGCGCTATATGCTCAATTATCCCCAACATTTAACAGAATTAAAGGCTACACGGTTTCTGGTTTTAGGGCAGGCTCTTACGGGGCAGAATTTTTAATCTTTAATTCCACTGATACTGCATTAAACTTAGATGAAACAAGCGGTAATTATTTAAGAATTCAGGGAATAACATTTACTCAACAATCTCAAAATGAACTAAGTGTGGATAGTTATTTTATTAAGAATAGTAATTTTTCTGATCCAGTTATAGGAAAAGATAACTTAATTATTTCACCATTTAGAGCGCAGCAAGATTATGATAAGATAAAAACAAGCAGGCTTACGTACGGCAAAAAAGAATTTTCTTTAAGTCCATCTTACGTACAGTCTGAAGACGATGCAAGAGACCTAATGTCCTGGCTTATAAATAAAATTATGAAGCCAAGGAAAAGCGTAGGGGTAAAAATATTTAGCACTCCAATAATTCAGTTGGGAGATATTGTAAATATTCAATACAAGGATTCAGAAAATAAAAATGCAGTTGCTTCTAGCGAAAGCAGATTTGTTGTGTATAATATAGACTATCAAAAAGATTCTACAGGTCCTTCCATGACCCTGTATATGAGCGAGGTATAAAGTGGTATATTTTGACTCCAATGGAAAAATAGTTTACGACGATTACCCTGCTACCCCAGACGTTAATATGAAGTGGAAGCCAGGAAAGCCAGTGCCAAGCGAAGAAGCCCTTAACTCTTATTTAGATTCTATCTCTGGTTTAAATGCCACCCCAGATAATCCAGACACGATTAACTTAGTTCAACAAAATAATCCAGATGTAAAGCCAACAACGCCAGACATTATATTATTTAATGATGATGTAGTTCCAATAGAGATAATGACAGACTTAATATTTGAAAATATTGGTGGACAGGAATTAATTAATATAGTAAGATCAGACCTAGTTAATGGACAAAATGTTTTGTATCAGCCTATCAAAAATCTAAGCAATGTATACTTTCAGTATAACCCTCAAAATATTTTATCATTACAGGACATAGACTCTAATTATTTTAAAAAGTTTCCAATTAATTTTAATAGCAAGATTCCAGAATGTGGAACAGGACCAGATTGTTCTATTGTTTATCTAGACCCAGAAACAGGAGATTTGGTAATAAATGTTATTAATTTGGCTAGAGACGAGCAGGTTGAAGTGTCTATAGTTTCAGACGGAACTGTTTTAGATGATACAATATACGGAGTGATACCATGATAACAAATACAGGGAAAAGCATCTTAGCAAAGTATTTAATAGGCCAGGCACCAGCCTACGCCTCTTATGTCGCAATTGGATGTGGGGCAAAGCCATTAGCAACTAATCAAGCCTTTGGTGATTACTCAGATAAAAAAGCATTAGATTTTGAAATGTTTAGAGTTCCAATAACTTCAAGAGGGTATGTCAATGAGGATGGAATAAACAAGATCGTATTAACGGCAGAACTTCCTACAGATGAAAGATATGAGATTTCTGAAGTAGGTATATTTTCGGCGGGATCTAACCCATCAGCAGGAGCGTATGACAGCAGAACCCTGCTTGCTTTTACTGTTAACGAAAACTGGGAATACCATAATGTAATGATGCGAGGAGACTCTGCAAATTTACAGATACAGTCAAATCATTTAGTTCCAGCAACTGGATCAAATCATATACACCTACTTGGAACTGCACTTGACTTTAATAGAAATGCTCCTACAGATGAGATTAAGTTAGCCTTCAGCGTTATAAGCAAAGATCCAGACCCCTCAATTATTCCAGATGAGGTAAGAATTCTTTTAGAGTTTGCAGAAAGTGACTCTCCAGGAGTAGGAGAATGGGCCAGGTTCGAGGTAGTTATGCCTGCAGACGACTACTCATTTGCAAACAATAGATATTATGTAATTACTAAGCAGTTACAGGAATTATATAGAAGCACAGGTTTCACGTGGAACAATGTTACTATAGTAAAAATATACACAACTGTTATTAAAAACAATTTGCCTTCCGATGATTTTTATGTTGGACTAGATGCAGTTAGGTTCGAAAATGTATCAACAACAAATCCAGTATATGGTTTAACTGGTTATACAGTTTTAAAAAATACAAATGCAGAAACTATAATTAAGGCTGCTAATACAACAAATTATATAGAATTTAGATTTGCAATGGATGTGCAATAGTGTCAAATCCAGATCAAGGAATAAAAAAAATAATTATTCCAAAGTCAAAACTTCCAGGCTTTTTTGGAGAAAATAGACAGTACGTATTAAGATATAGATTTATATCAGAAGACAAAAATAGAACATCACACTGGTCTCCTGTATATAAAATATTAGCAGAAGACACACCTAGTGAAATATTAAATAGCATGATAATTGACACTGCAAATAAAGTTATTAATCTAGCATGGCAACCACAGCCACATATAGAAGAATATTTTATTTATATTAAATGGAATAATTCTGGATGGCAATATTATACAAAGACATCGCAGACTAATTACTCAATAGTTTATAGTGCGGATAAGACTTACGTGCATATAGCGGTACAACCAAAAACTATTCCATTAGAAAGATTTGCAGATTCAGAATTGTTTGAAAATGAGGGCAGTCTGATATAATTAGACAGGAGGAAATATGGCAAAAATACCACTACCAGAATTAGGTCAACCACTAGATGTTTCTTACATCTATCAGTTAGCAAATGCAATTAACGAGTTATCTTTACAGGT